TATTTATTCCGATATTTGTTCTCATACTGTGCTAGAAAACATGGTAACTCTTACATGGAATGTGTTGTTCAAGTGGCTGGGACTGATCAGCCAGCCTCCTTGGATCTACTGGATAGTAGGAACCTTACTGGTCATTCTACCTGTCGTGTGCCTGTACCTCTGGCCTAGAGAAAGACAGCCGTACAGGCATGTACGCAGGCGAAATCATCGCAGGTGGATTGCGGAGTTTGATGACCCAAACTATACATGGCTTGAACCCGCTAATAATCCTGACCCTTGGGTACATGATCCTAACAACCCAGAGCCCGTTGATGTAGGGCAAGAAGTCCGTATGCGCGAGCGTGTTGCTTGCCCGCGTATTGCTGGCGTCGTAGCTCGAGAGATTCGGGCGGAGATGGGGTACCCAAAGCACACAGAATCCAATCGCCTTGTCGCCTCAAGGCTAATTACACAACGACTGGAAGCAATGCACGTTCGGAGGGCGGATTACCATCGTGCCCACGTTTACGCGCTCATGCTTACTTTCATACGCTCCAATGATGAAATTGAAGCTATGGATATGATGTCGTCACAGGATGTTGCGCTTCGCGAGTGTGAATTTAATGCGGTGCGTATCGATCCCTCACATGCTCAAAGGCGGTATGACTTTGGATTGGGTCAATATGTTAGGCCTAATCACCCTGAGTCAGCAAAATAAGCGGGCTCACATCGTGTGTAGGGGTGTCGTCGAGCTCTACACTGACTCACCCGTCATTACATGCGCACAGGTGTGGGCCTCCGCCCCCCCCACGACACTACAGCACGATCACTGACACATCTGTGATTGAAACCCCATTCATGGTTCATAACAATGACCATGATACACTCAAGCACGCTTTACTTGAGCGGGTTTTTTATCACAAAGAGGAGGGGGAGTTCGTAGCCCCCCGCGTACCGGATAAGTCGCTTATATTCCGAGACCTTCGCAATTTCAGGCTGCAAATCCTGAGAAAGGTTGGTAGATGGTCCCCCTTGTCCCCATTACACTACGTAATGTGTAGTTATAAGGGCAGACAATTGAAAACCTATCTCAAGGCATTGGATAGGCTGATGCAAACCGGTGTTAAGCGCAAGCACTCGTACATGGATTCGTTCGTTAAAGCCGAGAAGAATCCCAAGCCCGTTCCTCGGGTCATTCAACCTCGCCGACAGGAGTATAATATAGCTGTGGGGAGGTTTATACGGCAGATTGAACATGTGCTGTATAAGTGCATTCAGCAGGTATTTCAGTCCGATAGTCCCATTGTCATGAAAGGATTGAATGCTGAGCAGGTTGGCAGAGCATTCGAAAGGAAATGGTCAAAGTTTGTGAAACCAGTGGCCATAGGCCTAGATGCATCACGTTTTGATCAACACGTGAGCAAACCTGTCCTTCAATGGGAACATTCCGTCTACAATGGTATTTTTCGTTCCAAGGAATTGCGCAAGCTTTTATCATGGCAAGTGCGAAACAAGGGATTCGGGAATACCAAGGATGGGCGGATAAAGTATGAAGTTGAAGGGTGCAGGATGAGTGGTGATATGAACACCGCTATGGGAAACTGTCTTATCATGTGTGCAATGGTACATGCATACATGGGTGATGTTAAATATGAATTTGCAAATAATGGTGATGATTGCGTTATCATCATGGAAAAAGAGGATGTGGGAGCATTGCATGGGCTCTCACAGTGGTTTGATCGGCGTGGGTTCATAATGAAAATTGAGGACCCGGTCTACACATTGGAGAATGTGGAATTCTGCCAATGTAAGCCGGTATATTTACACCACTCTTACACCATGGTGCGAAACTACCCTACATCACTATTAAAGGATGCGATTATTATTAAGCCAATGATTAACAAAAGGTTGTATCAGCGATACTTGTACACCATTGGAATGGGCGGGCTCGCTCTGACCAGTGGATGCCCTATCAATCAAGAGTTTTACTCTAGAATGATTGAATGTGGGTATCCTAGTATGGTAGACGATCCTTCCTTGGACAATGGGTTCAAGTATTTTAGCAAGGGGATGGAAGCGCGGTACTACGAGGTCACGCCGAGGTCCAGGTACTCCTTTTGGTTGGCTTTTGGTATTCTTCCTGATGAGCAGGTAGTCGTAGAAACGAAGTTCAAGGAATTGTTATACAAGTATAACAAGCATCCATTGGGAACATTTACAAACTCAATTTTACATTATGGTCAAACGAAATAAAAAGCAAAGTGCTTCACGGGGTGGTACACCTAAAGTACCAACACTTAATATAAAACATCAGACTGCTGTCGATGCATTTCCAGTGAGTGTGGCTGGAACATACACGTCAGCACCCACGAGCAATCAGATACTCATCAAACATTCCGAGGTTGTTTGTAACAAATTTCGGGAGGGTGTTTGTCTGGGAGCATATCTTGGGTCGCGTCTTGGTGTAGTCGCTGCCACACTTAGCCAAGTTTTCGAATACTACCGGTTTAAGAAGTTGCGTATTCGCACCCTTCCACATTCCGCCACTACTGCCACCATGCTTGTAGGTATTAGGGTGGATTGTGATCCTACAGATGCTGTCCCTGATTCGTTCAGCGATTTCATCAACGGTGGCCTTGCTACGGCAGGAGCCGTGTACCGTTCACTCACATTGGACATACCAATTTCTTCTTTGAATGCGGGTGCTCTGAATGATGGGTGGAGGTATTGTAGGGTGGGGGCGCCAGGTTTGAATGATACGGACCGGCGTTCCACTGAAGCCGGTCAACTCACCCTATATGCTGATGGGGAGAAAGTCATACCTGTACTCGTTGAATATGAAATGGAATTCAAACAGATTCAAATTCAACGTGTCCCTAGTGGATCCATCTTAGAATCGGATCCACTGCAGGATGGCACCAAATATGCATATCACAAGGGTGATTGGCCTTCGGTGCAAGTGGATGAGAAAGTGCCAGCACTCTTAACCATGCCTAATGATGTCGAAATCGCTGCGGGGGCGGATCCTGATTTTGCCCTCATGCGATTCTTCGATAATTATGAAGGCACGTACTATGAGAGAATGAAGGCTAATCCTGCAACAGTTTCATTTGGAATGAATGAGGTGTTGGAGGCGATGACTACACTGCAAACTGGACTTGTGAACTCGACCAATGATGCCTTCTTCAGAAACTTAGCCATCAGGGCGATACCTGGGAATTGGATGCAACCATATGGTCTGGATGCCACCAATCCCATTACCTCGCTACTGGGCAAATTTACTGCAGGAAGGTACAATGATCTACTTCTCAACTGATGTGGCACAGCACTCTTTACCCGCTGGGTGTTACACCCGGGCTGGCGGGGTTTCTCCT